CATTGAATGGCGGCGTTTCAATTTGCTCCCATAGATGTTCTCTAAGGCCCCCCCGAAGGGTGAGAACATCCGCCAAGGCAGGAGACTGGCGAGGTCGGGTAGCGGCTGCTTATTTCCGCTTCGTGAGACCTACCCCGGGCATAGACAAACCCGCTGACATTGGGAAAATACATGTTTTTGCGCGTGTGGAATAGGAGGAGCTACCAACTAGTCCTGGTCACACTCTTTCTGGTTTTCTGATATGAACTACTATCTATACTGCTACTACTACTTTTTCTGATGAGGTCGGGGGAGCACGTGCAAGAGCAAGTGCATCTAACTCCTTTGAGCCACGCAAATGCGGCTATTACCATGGAGAGAAGTTACGCCAACACATTGGGGTTGATTTCAGTGATGTACAAGTACATCCTGGTACACCCGACCATGCTGGTCAAACCACCTGTGAGCACTGTAGTAGTGCTGGGGTTTGTAATGTTGATAAACACGGTATTGATTGCCGTGCCTGTACCGACCGTGTACGTGCTACTACGCCCGTTGGTTGCTGCCAACGAGTTGACCAACGACGAACCCACACCCGAAATGGACCATGCGGGGAACGAAGCTGCGGTGCTAGACAAATAGTAGCACTGCACAGCATACGCCCCCGTTGTCCCAGGTGGGAACGAGATCGTCGGTGCACCGAACGCTCCCGCCACCACAGGGGTGACGATGAACGTACTGTTGGTGATTGTGAAATCCGTGCCGTAGGGATTGTTCGTTCCATTGATATTCGCGGTTGCCGTGCCGACCAAACCAACAATGTTGGCATTGTTGATGGTGGTCATGACCGGTTTCCGCAGCTCAATTTCATAGGTGACCCACAAATCACCAAGAACGTTCCCAGTTGCTTGTTGCCCACTTACAGCAAGAGTGGTCTTGCCAAGGTCATACAGCAGGGGGCTGTCCCCGGTGGGGACGGCGGTTCCACGCACATACTGGACGTTGAACGGATTCTCCTTGGGGTCACATTCGATGGGATGACAAAACGCTTCGGACGGCTTGCCTTCGGACGCCCAATATTCATTGAGCATCTCAACCTTACTAGCGGGTGCCACTTCATTCGCCCTATATGACGTCTGCAGCATCACCGACCCCAGAGCGGGGTTAGTGCCACTAGCGGTGTTGCCACTAGTCGGAACGTAGTGGTAGACCATGCCTCGGATGCGGTACTCGCTATACTGTGACGCAATTCCAGCCAACCATGGGAAGGTCGTTGACAATCCCGGGTTGATAGGATACTGCTGTTGCACATTAAAGCTCGTGTTGCCTATTACCTCCGTAATGAACTCCTTATGTCGGACAATGATGGTTTGTCCCTCCTTATGCATGGAGGGCACTTCGCCGCTGGCCTGAACGCGAGAGACCAAACTATTCGACGAGACAGTGTAATCACCACTGCCTAACCATCTCGAGATGCTCGCACCCAACCCGGTGCCAAGACTCCCGCCCGCTTCTGACTGGCCGATTAAGCCACCCAACATTTTTCCTCCAAGGCCACCCAGGGCCCGGAGCGCGCCACCTAGGCGCGTAACTTCAGCGGCCTTCTTGGCCGGCAATGCGACCATCGGGACACGCTTAGACTTCCTCTTAACCACAACTTTTCTCTTTTGCGGCATTTTTATGTTTCGTTCTTTAGGTAAACGCAATTTCTCTATCGATCTCTGGTATACCCGGGCCTTTACGGCAGCACGGTCACCAACAACGGCGTATCGCACGTATGGTCATCCCTCAGTTCACTGACGTCGAGTTCGAAGAGCCTGAAGTGGTCCTCAAGGGCCATTTGCTCGTCGGGGGATATACCCCACGCCTCGAACACTTGAACCCGGGTCCACGCATCAGGCTCGCGGTAGTGCTCCGCCATCCCGCGTGACATTAGTCGCATCCCAGTCGCGAACGTGGGGTCGTCGAGCATGTTGCTCTGACGCATGCACCCAATTCGCTGGTATGCGGCATAAAAGTCTTGCAGAACAGGTATGCCACCGTTGAGCCATAGTCCACCCGTGCCTACAGCCGTGCACCACTTCTCCCTGTGCACGGTGTTCGTCAGCGGGTGGACCGTCATTGTGTCCTTCCTGAGGGACGATGGGATGTTCCGGACCATCCTGCACTTGTCACCCACCTCTATGGGGTGCATCTGGCAAAACTCGATTTTGTGTAGCTCAGTTACCGGCTCCTCCGCCACCATGCGGAATCCCATCTCTAGGAACCAGTTGTCCAACCCCTCACAGAACCGTGTCAAATCCTCTTTCTCCATCATCACCACGCAGTCATCACCATTGTTTAGCAACTTGATATGGACCCCACGCTCCTTCGCGTAGGCGAAAACTAGACCACACATGAGAAGACAATTCCCCAGGCCAGTGTTCATGTCACCGCTGAACCGCTTGCCGGTAACCTTGTACTTCAGACTCCCATCTGCACAGTACGCGGCACCTCTATTGTTCATCTGCCACCTTAACAGCTTCCGCAATTGCCTATCCCCAGGGAATAAGCTCCTGTAGATGCTGTGCTCCCAAGCTAGAGCCGCAGGCGATACATGCATATCAAATTTGGTCGCGTCCAATCCGACCGCGACCGGTGCTTCGAAACTTCTCCACTTCCCACGAACGATGGCCCCGATCTCTTCTACGTTGTAACCTTTCATTACCGTCGGCCCGTCCCCAAACGTACGACGGATAGCGTCGTACAATTTGTGCTCGACAGGCTTAATGTAACGCCCCAACGCAAGGTTGTAGGCAGGGTCACGCGGCTGAATACATCTAGGCGCTTTCGTCGGGTTAACTAACTCCATCTTAACAAACATGACAGAGCGGGCGTCGTTCCGCGAGAGACCAATCTCGACAAGCTTCTTCATCGCCTTCTCGTAAATAGTGCGTCTTCGACCAGTGTACGTAGCTACAACTTCTTGTAGCGTACTCTTGGTGGTGTCTCGCACGTTCGACAACAAGGTCCTCTTAAAATCAGCAAGCCGACCAGTGAACAAGTCCGTGTTCACGGGAGGCGGAGCTACGTACTCCCCGTCCACGAGGCAGTAGTACATGCGTGTTAACAACGCACACTCCGCAGTGTCTATATCGGCATTATTAACCCCCAGACTGAGATTGCCCGACAACTCCGAAATAGAGTACAATCTACGGGGTTTGGCTGTGTCCTTAGCGTGTCTGTTGACGTGCAGCCTTGGGTCACTGAGATTGCTCTTGTGACTCACACCGTCAACAACGCCAAGGCCCCCTCACGTGGGCACGCTCCCCTCGCGGGGCGCGCGCGACCTCGGGAGATGCCGATCAAACGGCCTCCAAAGGCGGCTCCACACGGACTTGGGGCCCGCGTTCAACACCTCTCTTGTTAGAGATGCGACTTCCCGGCTCTGTAAGATCTTGGCCGAGGCTAGGTCATTTTCGTCTGGGACGAATACACCTGCGATGACCACCTCAATGGTGGCCCGGACGTGGGACGGACGAACGCCGTGCCTCGTCATGATATTGTTGGCCATTCGTCTGACAGCTAAGCGGTTGGCTTCAGTTTGCTTCGGCACACCTAACCTGTTCTTGATCTCACCCACCACTGTTGCGATGTAGTCACCGCGGTGCGCACGATGGATACGTCGATGTTGTTTCACCTCAACGACGTCCTGGCACTTCACGAAAACCTTGGTGGCCTCTTCATCAGGTAGTTGCGCCTCGGCGGTTGCCAAGCTCTCCGCATGTACTAGTCGATCCGCCTCAGCAATAAGCGAATCACACTCCTCATGACTCAACAGCGCCCTTAGGACAGGGGCGCTCGTACTTGACCTGTTCGTGCGCAGATTGCGAAACTCCTGTTGGAACAACGCCGTCGGCACATGCCCACATTTCCGTAATGTGGGGCAGCTAACATATGCTGGACAGGTACTAAACATATCATCAACCACGGGTAGCGAATCCATGGTCCCGAAACAAATTCTAGGTACGCTTGCCTGGGCTTCAGCGCACACCCCGGTAGAGGTTGCCTCTCGCGGCTTCATCTCGTTGTCCACAATTACTACAGCAGCCTGCCTCATAGAAAAGTGGCGGCGCGCCGGGTCATGTGTGAACTCGAGGCACTCTTCAGACAACAGGTCGGGGTTAGCCCGCACTGTTCGAACATGCCAAAGCACGTCCTCACTGTCGGTCCCCCCGCAACACAACCACTTGTCGATCCAGTTGGTAACCATTTCAAACGTGGAAGCCATTGCCAATCCTTTTAGAGCCACTCGTAGCAAC